TACAGGAAAACCGATTGCGATTAATCCTGAACACGTTGCTTTAGTATTTACAGCAACACCTGAAGATAAAGAAGAACGCACACTTATCAATATGTTAAATGGTAATGTTGCTGTTGCTGAAGCTTATCTTGATGTTGTTGGTGCAATTCAAGGTGCTAAATAATGCCAACAATTCAAACTTTATTTGGCACATTTAATGATGAGCAATTAAAAGCTCTTAAAGGTGCCGTTGATGAAATGGTTCTTGTAATGCACAAGACTGACACACTCAAAGGTGATATGAAAGATATTATTGACTCTACTCATGACCTCTTAAAAATTCCTAAAAAGATTATTAAGAAAATGGCTCGTGTTCAATATAAACAATCATTTCAAACCGAAGTTGCTGAATCAAAAGAGTTTGAAGCTTTGTTTGAAGGCATGACAGAAGTAAAATAATGACTCCGTTAATAATAGATGATTTTATTCCTGAAGTTTATCAGGATTCAATTTTATACTTATTAACGGGTCCAGAATTTGGTTGGACATTTAATGATGAATCTGCTGGATACGGAGACATGGATGTTGAAAAATACTTTCATGTTGATGTTCCAACAAAAAATCATATCCAATTTAGACACACATTCGTAAAAGAAAATGAATTACAAAGTGATTTTCTAAAATATATTGGTGTATTAGTTGCTTGCTTTGAAAATACAATGGAAGCAAAAGTTAAATATACAAAGAGAATCAAATCTAATTTACTTGTATCATCTTCAGGTCCAACATTACAACCGCCACACGTTGATGGTTTAAACATGAAAAATGGAGTAATAGATGCCATTGGTAAATATTCACTATTGTATTATGTAAATGATTCTGATGGTGATACTATATTATATGATAAATACTTTTTAGGTGAACCTGTTGGACTTTTAAAAGTAAGCCAAACAATTTCTCCTAAAAAAGGACGAGCAGTTATATTTGATTCTAATCAGATACATTCTGCTAGTTGTCCTAAAATTAATGATTCTCGTATTGTCATTAATTGCATTTTTGAGATTTAACTATATCATGGGAGTTTTAAATGGAACAATTATTGTGGGTAGAGAAGTATCGTCCAAATAAAGTAGAAGACTGTATTTTACCAGAGTCTATCAAAACTACTTTTCAAGAGTATGTAAATCGTAAAGAAATTCCAAATCTATTATTATCTGGCACAGCTGGTGTCGGTAAAACTACAATAGCAAAAGCTTTATGTGAAGAAGTTGGTTGTGATTATCTTGTCATCAATGGTTCTGATGATAGAGGTATTGCAACAATGCAAACTACCGTAAAGAACTATGCTACTTCAATCAGTTTATCTGGTGGTAGAAAAGTTATCATTCTTGATGAGGCAGATAACATTACACCAGATGCACAAAAAGCATTAAGAGGTATGATGGAGGCAGTTGCTATCAATTGCTCATTCATCTTTACTTGTAATTTCAAAAATAGAATCATTGATGCAATTCATTCAAGATGTTCAGTTATTGACTTTAAAATCAATGGTGCCAAAGCAAAGATGGCAGCTTCATTCTTTAAAAGAGTTGAATGGATTCTTGAGAAAGAGAATGTCACATATGATAAAGAAGTTGTTGCAGCTGTTATCACAAAACACTTTCCAGATAATCGTAGAATACTAAATGAACTACAACGATATGCCATAACAGGTACCATCGATAAAGGAATTCTATCTAACGTATCTGATATTCAAATTGAAGCATTAGTCAAAGCACTCAAAGAAAAAGACTTTTCCGCTTGTCGTAAATGGGTTACAAACAATCTAGACAATGACCCAGCTAAACTATTCCGTAAGTTATATGATGCATTATTTGAATCACTAAAACCAAATGGTATTGCACAGTTGGTAATCATTCTTGCTAGATATCAGTATCAATCAGCGTTTGTTGCTGACCAAGAAATCAATACTATAGCTTGTTTAACTGAAATCATGGTAGATTGTGAATTCAAATAATGGCAGATTTATTTAAAGAAGTCATTCCATCTATACTTCAAACAAAAAGGTCAGTATTGCATGATGAGGTGGATGTAAAGAAGTATGATGCCTATATTGTGAACCGAGCGTTGTCCTATCACATGGATTGTGTTCCCTATGCTAATGAGATAAATAAGAATTCTAGTTTGGATAATGATATGCAATATCAATATTATCTAAATACCATAAGACCTATGAAACGAAAATTTCAACCGTGGCAGAAATTAGAGGTCAATAAGGATATAGAATCAATCAAGCAGTATTTTGGTTACTCAAATGAAAAAGCCAAAGAAGCTTTAAGAATTCTAGATGATGAACAAATCGCTGAAATAAAAAGAAAAACCGACAAAGGCGGAGTAAACAAATAATGATTTCAATTACAAGTTTAGTTGAAGTTACACTTGCAGAAAAAGATGATTTCTTAAAGGTTCGTGAAACCTTAACTCGCATTGGTGTTGCTTCAAAAAAAGATAGAACATTGTATCAATCATGCCATATATTACATAAACAAGGCAGATATTACATTGTTCATTTTAAAGAACTTTTCGCATTAGATGGCAAGCCTACAGATATTACAGAAAATGATTTATCTCGTAGAAACGCTATCGCAAAACTATTACAAGATTGGGAATTAGTGAAAATTGTAGATGCTAAATCTATACAAACTCCAGAACCAATCTTTTTATCTCAAGTAAAAATCATCTCTCATAAAGAAAGAGATGAATGGAATTTAGTACCAAAATATAATATTGGTAAAAAAGCACAAAGCTATTGACATTGTAATTAGGGTGTGATATAAATATAAGTGTAAGATGCCTTTGGGGTCTTACATTTTTTTAACTCGCTTAATAGGAGATTTTAACATGACAGCTTTACAAGCTTATCGGCATTTATTGCCTCAAACAGTAGGATTTGACCATTTATTTTCAACACTTGATGAAATGGTGGACTTAAAGACTACTTCATACCCGCCCTACAATATCAAAAAAATTGACGAAACAAACTATAGCATAGATGTTGCGATTGCAGGCTTCAACAAAGATGAAGTCGAAATCCGTGTAGAAGGTGACAAACTTACCGTAATAGGTGAAACTATCAATGAAGATACTTCAACCTACTTACACAAGGGAATTGCTAATAGAAACTTTACACTAAACTTTACATTATCAGATACAGTTGTTGTTGGTGATGCAGAGTTTAATAATGGTATATTATCCATTGGTTTAGAAAACGTAATACCAGAATCTAAAAAACCAAGAACGATTACTATTAAGTAAGTTTTACCCTGTGGTGTAACGGCAGCATAAGAGCCTCCAAATCTCTCGGTCGCAGTTCAAATCTGTGCAGGGTAGCCAATTAACTAAAAGAAAGAAGGCAAAAAATGGACTCTTGGGGTTATCATTTAATTTTGGATGTAAAAGGTTGCGATATTGAGAAAGCAACTAATCCAGATTATATTCGTGATTTTACTAAAGAATTAGTTAAAAGAATAGACATGATACCTTATGGAGAACCCCAAGTGGTTCATTTCGCTGATAATACTAATTTAGCTGGTTGGACAGTATTACAATTGATTAATACCTCTAATATTACTGCTCACTTTTGTGATATTAATGGTGATTTATATTTGGATGTATTTTCATGTAAAGAATTCGATGGAGATGTCGTGGTTCAGTTCCTAAATGATTCTTTTAAACCTTTGAGAATAACATCAAGGTTTTTATACAGAACAGCTTAAAACCTAAATATTGGCAAGTCATTTTTAGTAGGAATACTAAATGCAAGTCCGTATTATCAAGTGTCCAGATAAAGCTTTCAGACCTTATGTCAAAAGGGCTGTGGAATTTTATGGACAAGAACTTATAAAAGAAAAAAGACTGTATAATAGCCTTTTTATCGATATTAAGTTTGATGCTAAAATAGATGCGTTTGGATACGCCTCCATTGAAGGATACAATACTACAGGTAAACCTAGAGAGTTTCTTATAGAAATTCATCCTGGTATTAGTGCTAAAGATATACTATCTACATTAGCACATGAAATGGTTCATGTTCATCAGTATGCTACAGGTCTTTTAACTGATGTGGAAAAAGACATAACTAGATGGTGTGGTAAAAAGATTGATCCAGATAAACTAGACTATTATAGTCATCCATGGGAAGTAGAAGCACATGGAAAAGAAATAGGTTTGCTTGCCAAATTTGTAGTAAAAGAACAGTTATGGAATATATTCGATAAAGTGAATGATCCAACTGCGCCAATTATATCTAAACCTTTAGGTTGGAAAAATTTGGCAAATAATTAAAGTGTGCTTGACATTATGTGTTAGGTGTGAGATAATAATAAAACTGAAAGATTAAACGATTATGCGGTGGGTTGTAGAACAAGCATTTCTTCCCGTTATGTTGCTTTGTGCAAGTCAAAGACACCGCTCCAATTTCCATGGTAGCTAAAAACGATATTACCGGTGATTCAATTTCATCTAAAGTAAATTCAAAAAAATTTACTGATGGTTGGGATTTAATTTGGGGTAACAAAAAAAAAGAAAGTCGTATTGATATCATAGGCCAAAATGGTAATGACGGTTCACATTATGAGGAGATAGAAAATGGCAACAGCAGCGAGAGTCCATCCGGGCAAGCGTAAAGCAAATCCAATGCTTCACAAGACTGGTAAACCAAGATTAGGTCCACTTAATCTTAAACAGTTATCCGACTTACTAGAGAAAACACAAGTCAAAAAAATCAAAGCAAAAATTCAAAGAGAATTAGAAAAAAGAAATATTTTAGCAGTAAAGAAACAAGGTTTTAAAGTAAAGAAAAATCAAGTATCAATTAATGAAAATCACTAGTAACATTTAAGTAATAAATCCTTTACTTTCCGTTACATTCCTTATATAATAATGGTGTTAGAGTAGAAATTCTAACATAACCTTTAAAGGAGAAATACTATGTGGACTAAACCAGCTGCTACTGAAATGCGTTTTGGCTTTGAAGTTACAATGTATGTAATGAACAAGTAATTAACGATTGTGTTACTAAATAAAACGAGAGCCTAAAAACTCTCGTTTTTTTATTTCCAAAAAGGACATCATCATGAAATACCTTTTGATTGTTTTACTTTTAATAACATCAACAGTAGCAATTGCAGAAGAATATTTGGTGATGTATTATAATCCTCATGTTAGGATTGTTTTATCGAAAGACACTTGTTTATTTAAAGAATTAGATGGTAAGAGAGCGGCTGCTCAGAGGTCTGACGGACAGGTTCTTCAAGGTTGTTGGAATCCATCAAAAGACGGAAAACAAATCACAATTAAATGGCACAATCCAGCAGTGCCTGATGATTCATCAACATTTGAAACAGAAAGATTTATTCCTACAACAGAATAATTATTTTGAGGTGGCACGATAAGTGCCGTCCCAATTTGCAGGTAATCCTTCTTCCATTCGTTCTATCATTTTAGCATAATATTCTTTGATGGTAACATCATCATTGTTTAACATTTTTCTAGCCCAATCAATTGCTTTATCCCAATTACCACGATAATATTCTTTTAGATATTCATTGTGCATGTAAACAATAGTTTTGCCTACTGTATAAATTTTAACACCTTCTGTTTTACCTTTAACTGCTATGTTATCTAACTCAACAACACTATAATTATCTTTAACTAATTCAGCAGTTAATGGACCAAGAATAATCTTAACGCCATAGGGCTTAGATTGTCCTTCAAGTCTACTTGAGAGGTTGACTGCATCTCCGAGGCAAGTGTAGTCAAAACGATAGCGGCTACCCATATTACCAACAACAACACTACCAGTATTGAGCCCAATCCCCATTCCGAACGGCGGTATGCCTTCTTTTTCAATTTCTTTATTAAACTCATCCAAATCTCCTAACATTTCTAAAGCTGTTTTGACGGCATTGATAGCATGGTCTTTGTCATCAATTGGTGCATTCCAAAACGCCATCTGAGCATCACCAATATACTTATCTAGCGTTCCATTGTTATCTAAAATCTTTTGAGTCATCGCTGTCATATATCGGTTCATGATAGAAGTTAAACCTTGAACGTCTTTACCATAATGTTCTGATATTGTTGTAAAGCCACGAACATCTGTAAACATAATCGTCAAATCTTTTGTTTCACCACCAAGTTTTAATAGTCCTGGATTCTTTTGTAATTTTTCAACAAGAGCGGGTGATAGGTATGTTCCAAATTGTTTTTTGATTTGTAATTTTTGATTTAACTCACTTATAAATTTAACAGTATATGCATGAGCATAAACAAGACATAAAGCGAGAATAGGAAATATACAATCCAACAAATAATTGTAATGATTAAAGGTATAATGAGAACCATAATACAAACCAAAAATAACAAAAACAATAGCGATAATAGCATATTTCCACCTTGATAAGAAAATTAATAATATAGCCATAATAATAGTGAATAAAAGTTCGGCACCAGGAGCCCAATCAGGTCGTTCTATATTGACATTATTAGCTAAGGTGCCGATTACAGCGGCCTGCACATCTTGAGGCCATACTGAACCAATACTTGTTGGTATAGGATTGCCTAATCCAGAAGCAGTTACACCAACTATAACTATTGCTTTGTTAAAGTTTTTTGGTAGATTTACTGCTGAAACTGAATTTGATTTTTGTGACCAATCAACCCATATACGACCAAGTGAGTCTGTCGCAATTGGTCTAAAACTTGGTATTCGCATCTTCTCAACACCGTTCTCATTAAGTTTGACTTGAAATGTTGAGTCACCAGACATAACCCTTAACACTTCTAAAGATACACTTGGGTAAACATTACCATTATATCCAACGAACAAAGGTATTCTGCGATTAACACCGTCTATTTCAGGTAATGTGTTTGTTATTCCAACTCCAGCAGCTGAAGATTCTAACATTGGAATATTTGCAATAATACCTGGATAATTTAAAATAGTATCAATATGTTCTGAACCGATGATAGCAGAACCAGGTTTCTTTGGTGTATTTTTATTTGAATCTGAAGGAGAATTTACTAAAATTACAGGATGGTCTTTGATGGTATCTTCTAATGCTTTATCACCACCTAATCGGTCAGCTTCTGGCATCATAATATTCCATACAACTAAACCTGCATTGTGAGCATATAATTGAGCAATTAGATTGGCATATTGGTCACGTTTAAATGGCCATTGACCATATCGGTCTAATGTATTCTCATCAATATTAACCGTATAGATATTATTAACGGTTTGAGTTTTACCTGAAATGAGAGTGTCAAAATATCGTAATCTTATTGATTCGATAAAATTAGAATTGGAAACAGCAATCACTAACGCTAAGGTTAGTAATGCTGTCCAAGGTGATAGTAAATACTTCTTAAACAACTGACAATAATGTTTGAGTTGCTGTAACTAGCCATCTATAGGCAGTTTCATCATCTGCTAAAGCTTGTTGTTTTTTTACGTCTACGATTTCTTTAACAAGAAATGAATACTCTTCATCCGATAAATCACCAGCTTGATGTTGCTCAGTAATTTTTACCAACTGAGCAGATAATTTACCAAGAACACCTGGATGTCCTGATTTTTCTCTTAATTCTTCTAATATTTTCATCTTTGTCTCCATGATTCTGAAATAACTTCTACTCTAGATTGTGCAATCGTTAAAGCTGATTGGCAAAATAACACACTTTTTGAATCTTTTGCTTTTGTAATTTCTTCTTTTAATTTATCAAAACTTGGTGCTTGTGGGTCATTTCTAAGCGATGAATAAACTTTGATATGTTCTAGTTTTGAAGAAAGGTCTGGCCATGTTGTTTTATTAGCACAGTCTAAATGGTCTATTGCTATTTTAATGTCCACTAATTGGTCAAACATAACAGGGTCATGTTTAAGTGGCATTATTGATGTAATAGTTGAGCAAGCCGATAATGTAAGTAATGCTATAAGTGATATAATTTTTTTCATGAATTATTTAGTTACTCTGTTGTTTAATGGTTATACTATTGGTCGTTTGGTCTTGATTTTTTAAATTTACCGTTACGCCATTTTGTATAATATTTATATTGTATCCTTTATCTTTATCTATTAATACTGTAGCACTATCTTTAACTGTTCTTTGTATCATCCAATATGTTTGTTTGTCAAAAATATAAACTTGATTTAGAGCATTATATCCTACAACAAAAGTAGCTAACAATGTATTATCAAGAGCATTTGTTAAATAGTTTGTATCAAGAGGATTAACATCTAGTTCATTGAAACCCGCATATGGGTCTTTAAATACTTTTGAATCTAATGCATTTTGTTCCAATCCTGTAAACTCTAAAGCAGAACCAGATTTATTGGCTATTTCAGCTTGTATTCTTT